CAGCGTCAGATGTGTATAAGAGACAGCTCCCAGTCGGTGCCGTTCCAATACTTCAAGCCGCCGGTAACAGGCGTCGGATCAATCCAGAAAAGATTCTTCTGCGTCGGCGGCGTGTTGCCGGTGACAAACAACGCCAGACTGGACAACTTCATAAAGACAGGGGCGGAATCAGGCCCCTGCGCCAGAAGCGAAACCTCCGATGGTGCCGAGACCTGCCCAAGCGATTTCTCACCGTCCGCGAAAACGATGCAGTTCTTCGTCCACTCGTTGCGGCCAGTACCACCGCGCTGCACAATGACCGTGCCATCGTTGATGTCATTTGCGTTGTGCGAGTGCGTCGACGCAGCGGCGCCAATATCGGCGGCTTTTACCTGATGCGGATTGTTGAAGTCGGAAAGGTGCGATTTCAGCAGTGACAGCGCCTTTGCAATCTTTCCGAGGATAGACCCCATCTTCTCGCCGGATGAAATATCCGACAGCTCCTTTGCTGTCGCAAAGGTGGGCGTCTGGTCGATCAGAGCCTTGTTTTCCACGTTTCCAAGCCCGATCTGCTCCTTGGTCACCTTGTGTGGATTGTTCTTGTCGTTTTTGTGATTGTTCAGTTCCGTAACGGTTGCGTAGACCAGCGTTTCACCAAGCGCCGCAGACACGTTTTTGGCCTCACTGACGAACACCACAAAGTCGTACTGCGATGCAAGCAGGCGCTCGACGTTGGGGTTGATATAGTCGGCTTTCTCGACCTCTGTTTCCTCCCAGATGCAATAGCAGAGTTCCTTCGTGGAATCGTCGGGGTCCTCGACGTAAATGCCAATTTCGGTTGCCCAGAAGCCGGTGATCTCCAGCTCGACATTCTTGAACGACACAGACAGTGTGGCGTACTTCTCGCTGCGCGTCGCAGAAGCAATTTTCAGAGAGAGCAACGGGTTCTTCAGATCGTTCGCGCCGTCACCTGGCGTACCGTTGCCGTATTTGATGCGTGTGAATTTGATCGCGTCGCCCATGAGCCCGCGAAGCATGACGTTGTACCCATCCGGGGTCAACCAGTGTGTCATACCGTTGCCTCCTTATCCATCATAATCAGACCGCCGTCCCAGTCGCACAGGGCGTTCCCGGCTTCGTCGCCCATGATGTCAATGTCCGTATTGACCTCGCCCGTGGTGAGCTTGAATTTCTTCGTGACGCTCATAACCGCGCCGAAGTACAGAATCAGCTCACGGACGGAAATTGCACGAATACTGTCCAGCACCGCGCTCTTACGGCTGACAACTTCGAGGATCTGCAGGAACGTGCGGATATTGTCGTTGACCTGTCTGATGTCAACGTCAAAGATGCGATAGTGATTCGGCTCGCCGCCATATTCAAACCATTCCTGCACCTTACCGGAGCCGAACGAAGTGGACAACGCCAGCTCGACGGCGTACTTCGTGCCGAGGTGACGGCGAACGTGCCAGGACTCGCGGAACGTGGCGCGCTTCTGCTCAATATCCCAGTCGTTGTCCCACCAGCTTACGCCGAAGTCGTGCGCAAGCTGGTCGAGAAGATCTTCTGGCAGAGTGTCGATGTGCTGATAGAGCATATTCTGCTCAATCTCGGCCGGCCGCGCCGTCAGGATCTCCGCGACGCCGGTTGCGAGCGCGAGCATTTTTTCATCCTGCCGCAGCACATCGGGGAGGACGTTCAGCAGGTTCTCAACCGTGAGGCCGTACTGCTCATTCATCCTCGTAGCCTCCGTTCACGATTGTTTTCGTTCCCAGCTTTGCAATCTGCGGCGCGGCATTGTTTTTGCCGCCCTCCAGCACCTTGTAGGTCGGGGAGCGCAGCACGATCCGCTTGACGCCCGTGTGGAACAGGAGGTCGCGCAGCTTATCCGGGTTAATATCGCGGCCGAGCTTGCCGGACTGCCAAGCGATGTATTCCTCGACGGCAGCGTCTACGGCTTCCTGAATCGCCGCACCGGAGAGCGTCGTGTCGGTGGGGACATAGTAGGTGAAGTCGATATTGTACGAAACGAGGCCGGGGTCTTTGACGCTGACATAATCGGCCAGCGGACGCACCTTGCTTTCGTTACAGGCGGCAAGGACGGCGTTCTTGATCTCCGTCGTGGCAATCGTTCCGTCGTTCATCAGGACATAAATATCGACGTGCCCGGCACCGTCAAAGGTGAGCGACACGTCGATCTGGCTCGCGCTTGCCAGCGCGCCGTCTGCGGCGATTGCAACTTGCAGCAGACCGTTTTCGTAGGTGACGGTATAATCTGTGTCGGCGCTCGCAGCCGTGCTGCTGCCCTTGGCGTAGACCGCCAGAGAGGACAGGTCGATGGTGTCGCCGCCCCAAAAAGCGTACTTGACGCCGCCTTTCGTATAGAGATCAAGCGTCACTTTCTTTACGACAGCCGGGCGAACGGCCTGTACGTCAGCAATCTCCGTAGATACGGATTTCGCGTGGTAGATGTAGGAGCCAACCGCGCCGGCCGTCGAAAACGCGAACATGGATTCGCGCATCAGCTCGTAGAATTCTTCGTCGCTGGCGATCTCCGAACCGTCGTCGGAAGTCGTGATATTGGTGCAGGACGTGTAGTAGTCGAACACGTCAACGATCACGTTGAGCTGGCCGACGGCGTAGCCGTTGCCGACCGTGCCGTCCGTCTGGCACCGGATGGCGGTGTCAACGTAGGTATCGCCTGCGCTGATGTAGGCATCGGCGACAGTCTCCCAAATCAGGGTATTGCTGGCGTCTGTGACGCGCGTCCCCTTGGGGACGAGGATGGCGAACGTCTGCGCCTCGGAGATCGTAAACCGTTCCGTGCAGTAAGCAGGTTTTGCCTGTGGGCGCTGCTGCAGATAGTACAGTTCTGCCAGCGCGTCAAGGTTCTTGCCTTCGGCGCGGCTCGGAATATTCTGGTTTGCGGTGTAGTTGTTGTAGACCCGCTCCTGAATGATGACGCTGGCTACCCATTGCGCGAACAGCTTTTCCGGACTGGCCGGTCTGACGCTCACCCCGGTCAAGTTTTCATAAACGGTAATCAGAAAATTTGTGATTTCCGCAGCGTCGGTCGAAACAAACTGAAATTCGGTATTACGACTCATCGACGATTTCCACCTCCACGATAGGGCTTAGAACGCCCTGCATTTCTTCCTGCGTATCAAAATCGACGCTCTTGACGCGGACGCGCGGCTCATATTCCTCAATGGCCTCGCGGATTTGAGAGAAAAGCAGCACCTTTGCCGCAGGAATCGGGCGGTCGATCAAGGTAGCGTCAATACCGAAGCCGCGATACATCGGGCAGGAGCCTTTGATCGTCCGCAGGATGATGGACACGTTCTGCAGAATGGATTTTACAGGGTCGGTTTCGTTCAGGCTGATCGGCCCAATCTCCGACATGGTGATTTTGTAGCCCATAGTGTGCGCCCCTCATCGTAGATATTCCTGCAAGGAAATGCTCAGCGTCGCACTGATGATGTTTCCATGCCCGTCATAATGCTCCGCCTTGGTCTTATGGCTCAGGATCGTCCAGCGATAGCGGCCGTATCCATGATTGCCAATCGTAAGCGGCAGCGTCACGCCCTGCCGTTCCAGATCGAACAGCCGCCAAATCTCGGACATTGGGTCAACGCCGAGGGAAGCAAGAAGCTGAATGTCAAAGGTGATCCTCGCAAGGTCTGTGCCGGTGTATTCCGAAATGCTGTTGCCGGCATGGAGATCATGCGTGGCGTACCGCGCAGAACCGGACCATACGAAATTGCTGATCGTTTTCAGCGTGCGCGACGAAACTGAAAAGACAACGTCTCCAAGTGCTCCCACAATCATCCGATACCTCCCAGCACGAAGCCATCCCCGTTGAACACAGGCAGATAGAGCGTGAGGACGGTGTCGTTGACAAGTGGCATCCACGGCTTGATCGTGAGGTCGTGCTGATGCCCATCCTGCAACTCTGTCTTCTGCTGCGCAGGGTCATAAGCTGGAATGTGCGGGTGCGTGTCCAGCACATAGAGCCATCCGGACGTCATATTGCAGTCCTGAAACTTCACTCGCGCTTTTCGCTTGGCATTGTCGATGTCCGTCACAGTTCCGACGCGAACGAGCCGCTTTAACACTTTTTCTGCGTCCATCAATATCCCTCCAATACCATGCGCAGCGAGATCTGCGTTGTATAGCCGCCGCTGTCCAGCTTGTGGACAGCCTGCTTGATGATGTATTTTCCGTCGTAGCCGCCCCAGCCTTTGAGCGCGACATTGACGCCCGCAACGAGGTCGGTATCTCCCGGCAGCAGGAATTGTGCCTGGCGGCAGAATTTGTTGCGAAGACGGAGATTCTTTTCTGCAAGCTTCTTCGCTTCGTCCACTGTTCCAACCTTGGCGGTGATTTCAAGCTGCTGATTGTTCGGGTCTTCGGTGTATCCCTCGACCTTGGCGATGCCCTCAATACACTGTCCGGTTTCGGGGTTGACGTAGGACACCCGGCACGACGCATACTGCGCATCGGCTGCGCTGGTGCTGAGCTGGTACGTCTTATAGCTGTGGTCATAGCGTCTGATGGTGCGGACTTCTGGCTTCTGCTCATACTTGCGCTGATCGAACAGTACAAGGATCCGGTTTGTTGCCTTGAGAGAAATGCCGGCATCATGGCAAAGCTGCGACAGAAACTCAATGTCGCTCATGTCGATCTGCTCGACGCGCTCATAATATGGGTCGCTGTCCGATTCATACATGCAGGTCATACCGCCGCTCCCGGCGATTTCATTCGCAATGCCGCTAAGCGTGTAGCTTTCCCATGCCTTGCTCTTGCAGGTCTGCCGGAGCTGCGAAGAAAACGGAATCGAAGATCCTTTGATGCAGACTGTGTTCGGTGGCCCGCTGCAGGAGATGTTGTCAAGCTCAAATTCTCCGCACGGCAGCACCGCGTCGGAGCCGTCGCTGTTCCAGTTCTCACGGACAAACACAACGTCCATGGCGAGTCGTTCTTCTGCGCCGCCGCCATCGGAGGATGCACCCTGTTCGCCAGAGGAAGTAGAAGATCCTGAGCCGCTGCTTTGCGTGCCTGCCTGTGCAGAGGCAGCAGAGCCGCTCTGCGTGGCGCCGCCGATTCTGCCCCAACTGATAATCCCGGCTCTGCGAGTGTTGATGTCTGTGATCTGGACGCACGAACCGGTCGCATTGACCATTTGCCCATTCCCCATGTAGATACCTACGTGGTCGACAACGCCCTGCGTGCCGAAGAAGATGAGATCGCCGGGCTGCGCTGTGGCTTCATTGACCGGTGTAGCCATATCCTTGTAGCCCTGCGCAGTTGTTCTGGGAACATTGATTCCAGCTTCGTTGAGCGCGTAGTAGACAAGACCGGAGCAGTCAAAGCCGCTCGGACTGCTGCCGCCCCAAACATACGGCGTGCCGAGGTATTTGTTCGCTTCGCTGACAACGGCATCACCAGATGCGCTGCCACCGGAGGGCGATGCCCAGGACAGCTTTTCAGAGATCTCATCGAGCCACTGCGTGAGCCAGAGATCGTCGCGGTCTTGGATTTTGATTTGCAGATCGTCCGTTTCGTCTTCTTCGTTGTCCGTATAGGAGATCGACAAAAGATACGGCTGAATGGATTTTGTGATGTCGATGCCGCCAAAGGAAACCTCGGCTTTTGTGCGTCTGGCGAGATTTCGGCTGCTCATCGCTGCACCTGCTTCCACGGCGGCAGCGTAGATGCGCTGCGCTCCACCACATCAGGGATTGTCAGCATGACGCCTGCGGGAAAGGAGAAATAACTGAGCAGCGAGCTATTGGCGTTCATCAGATCGTCGGTATAGTCCACGCTGCCCATCTCTTTGTAGGCGATCATATCCCACATATCGCCCTGCACAGTCGTGTAGATTCTGCTCATCTGTACGCCCCCCGTTGCGCGTTGATATTGTCTTCTCGAATCACCGCGCGTACCTGTGCGGCAAATTCCTCGCCATAGGTTTCAAGGCGCTCCATAACGCCGTCATTGACATCGCCCTCGACGGTGATATTGACCTGCACTGGAACGGAGCTGTCCGAAGTGGAAGTCATAGCTTCGATGGCGCTGTGTGTGTCGGCCGCGTTCAAGACCGCTTCGCCGCCGTGCATCATCACAAACTCCGGGCCTTCTTCGCCGACGAGGGCAAGACCGGTCTCGGCAGAGGTTGTGCCGCTGGCATATCGGGAGAACCCGCTCATGCGACGGCTCGAAGCAACAGAATTATTGTTCTGCACGTTTCGGCTGAGAGCAGCGAGGGCGGCGTATCCGAGCTGGGAATACGCCGATTGCACTGTCGGCAGCATTCCGGTTGCACCATCAATGAAGCCCTGAATGGTCGCACGACCGGCTTCCGCAGCTTCCGTGCCAAGATCCATGTCGTCAATGGTGGCTTCGAGGTCTCCACTGATCGCGTCCATAGTTTCAGAGAAGCCGGTGCGGAAGTCTGCGATGTCCTCGGCGGCTTTATTCTGTTCCTCGCGCAGCTTATTCCAGCTTTCGACCATCGCGGCCAATTCTTCATCGCTGGCCGCAGCCATGCCGGCAACCGCATTCACGCTGTCGGAGCTGCCGTCTGCGAAAGAACCGATCATTTCGGTCAGGCCCTCAATATCACCAGCCCTGTCACGCAGGCTGGCCAGATTATCGTTGTAGGTCTGCCAATGCGTGATCTGGCCTTGGAGATTACTGTTGATGCTGGACGCAGAGGTCGCAACGATGCTGTCTGCCTGCTGCCAAAGTGCATATTGGCCCTGAACGCTTTCTGCGGCAGCTTTATAGGCTTCCTGATACGCCTGCTGGAGAGCCTCGACACGTTCCTTGACGCTGCTGATCTCGGTGTTCAGCTCCGTCTGTCCGCGCGAAGCATTTTCGGTTGCTTCGGTCGAATCATCCGTTGCTTCCGTGAGGCTTTCGTATGCGTCCGTTACGGCCTGAATTTCTTCATCCGCCGCACTGAGCGCATTGTTGTCTTCCTCAATCGCTTCTTTCAGGTTTGTAACGTGCGTCGCGGCCTCAATCCACGCAATGTTGGCGTCTGTGACCTCATCGTTGACGGCGTTGATTTCGTCACCAAGGAAGTATTCGGCATCACGGAGAACGCCGGTTTCTTCGTAATAGGCATCAGCCTTTTTCTGCGCTTCGGCGTAAAGCGCATTTTGCTTGGCAAGCGCGTCATTATAGGCCTGAGTAGCTTCATGCGCGGCTTCCTCTGCATCCGTCAGCTCTGCCCGGCGCTTTGCCCGCTCGATTTCAACATCGGCATACTTCGCATAGATCTCGGAAAGCTCGTTTTGGTATGCCTGTGCGCGGGCATTTTCTACCCATGCGTCCGTATTTGCTTTGAGCGCAGCCGTGCCGCCGTCGATGGAGTCGTTTTCAAGGTCAATATAGCTGGATAGCTCCGGAATGGTCTCAACCAGCTTCATGAGGATTCCGTGATATTCCTGCTGCTGGGCAGTCGTTTTTTCACCAACAGAATCCAGCTCTTTCAGCCGGTCAATGTACTGCTCCGCAACTGTGGCCGTTGCCATTGTGCTGCCGACAGAATCATCGAAGCCAGACTTTGCGTCGGTAAGCGCCTCGTTCATGTCACGCGCAGCTTCTGTCAATTCCTTTACGGACGGAGCCGCACGGTCTTCGGCTGCATCAGCCATTGCCACGATTCCGCCAGCCAGCGCGGCCACGGCGGTCACACCCAACATGATCGGCCCGGCCATTCCACCGAACATCGTAGCCATGTCGAGCGCTTTAATGACTTTGGAAATTGCGGCGTATGCCGTCAATGCGACCGTTGCACCGCCGACTACGCCCGTGAATGTTGCAACACCCTTGACGAGCGCAGGATTCTCCTGCACAAACTCGCCGAGGACGTTCAGCACGTCCGTACCGGCGTCGTAGGCATCGCGCAGCGCCGGGGTAAAAGCATCGCCTACGGCAACCTTGAGGTTGTTGTAGGCGTTCTGCATCATATCCAGCTTGGATTGCGTGGTGGCGTATCGCTTGTTGGCTTCGTTCGTCAGAGCGATATTCTCATCCCACGCGGTATTTGCCGTCTGTACGGCGCTGTCCATCTGGTCTGCTGCCAGAGCGAGGGATTTGAGCATATTGCTCTGGCGAATGCCGGTAAGGCCGAGGTCTTCCAGCACCAGAACAGCGCTTTCGCCCTGTTCGTCCAGATTGCCAAGCCCGCGGATAAACGCTGTCAGGGCGCCCAGCGCGTCCGTATTCCACATTTCCGCGAACGAATCCGCAGACATTCCTGCAACATCTGCGAAGCTCTGTAAAGAATCTTCGCCGGTTGCAACAGCCTTTTCGATGGCATTGAGCGTCTGCGTCATGGCCGTGCCGCCAGCTTCGGCCTCGATGCCGACGGAGGACATTGCTGCGGCAAGCGCCATGATCTGAGGTTCCGTCAGACCGGCCAGCTTGCCGCCAGAGGCAAGGCGCGTACCCATCTGCGTGATCTCAGATTCGGTCGTTGCAAAGTTATTGCCAAGATCAACGATCACGGCGCCGAGACGATCATAATTGTCTGCGGACATGCCTGTAATGTTCGCGAACCGCGCGAGGGCGGTTGCGGCATCTTCGGCTGTCATGTTCGTCGCTGTGCCGAGCATTGTCATAACGCGCGTAAAATCGAGCAGCGCGTCTTTCTGAATGCCAAGCTGGCCAGCAGCTTCAGCGACGGCGGCGATCTCGGTCGTAGATGCCGGGATCTCCGTGGACATGGCTTTAATTGCGTCCGACATATCTGCCAGTTCTTCGTCTGTCAGGTCTGTCGTCTTGGCGACGCCGGTGATGGCAGACTCGAAATCCATCGACGCCTGCACACACTCGTCAAAGCCTTCCTTTATTTCTTTAAGCGCAGCGGAGATACCAGCCGCAGCAAGAACGCTCGACACCGCGTCCACGGCCTGTGTCGCGCGGCTGCCGAAAGATTCTGCACTATCGGCCGTGTCGCCGAGCTCGCCGCGGGCCTTTGCAAAGGTCGTGCGAAACTCGCGGCCAAGCTGCGCTTCAAGCGCAAATAGCATCTCATATTCTTTCCGCGATGCCAATATCTCCGCCTCACTTTCACTTGCGTTTTTGTTTTCGCTTCTCCATTTCCTCGGCAATCAGCGCATTAGAGGCTTTCACCCATTGCGAAAATTCGCCGAGACGTAGAGATAACCAGAAATCTACCGGAGTGTTGTTCGTCCGGGCCATGGCGAGGCATTGCCTGCGAAGCCATACGCCGCCATCTCCGACGATCACTCCTTGCGCGATAAAAAACCTCTTACGGTGTTCCGCAGACGGTTGAAATCGCGGATGCTGAGCTTGCCAAGCGCGTCAAGACCAAGTTTCTCGGTGCACGCCTTGACGCAAACACGGATAAGGTACTCGCTGTCAAAGTTCGCAACGATCACCGTATGCCCGAGCATTTGCAGCTCCCGCTCAATCGCAAGGGAGTCATTTCCGCTGAGATCTTCAAAGTTGAAGGTCAGCTCCGTGTAGGTTTTTTCATCGCGAACGAGCGGCCTTGCAAGCTGCATCACAAATGCCGCATAGTCGATTGCGGCGTTTTTCTTATCCTGATCTTCCGCAACAGCGAAGATGTCACTGCTTTCCTCTGCGGTCGTTTTCTGAATATTCTTGTTTTCCATGATTCATAGCTCCTTTCAAGAGTGGTGGGGCGACGCATCGCGCGCCGCCCCAAAGATTTACGATTTGCCGAGGGCCTTGCGGGTGTCGGAAAGATAGTCGACACCGTTCACCTCGCAGATGTAGTTGTACGGGTCAAGCTCCATGACCTTCGCGTCATCGATGTACGTCACCCAGCGGCGCACGGCGTAGCTGCCAGAGCCGTCCGTGGGAGACGCCGGGGCGATATTGCCGTTCGACAGCGTCTTCGGAACAAGCACGAGGACGTGCTTGACGGACTGCGTCTTGTAAACGCCCGCAATCGGGTCGTACACCTGCTGCGGCGCGCGCAGGTCGATGTTGTGTTCGCGCGGCTCCAGCAGCTTCAGGCTCTCAGCGCTGAAGGTGCGGAATTTGAGCTGCGCGGTCATGGCGTTCATATGGCCGATGATCGGCGCCTCCACGTTGCCGGCAATGCCAGCACCGGAGACGGTCGCAACAATGAAATCAACATCGGGCAGCGTCACGGAAGCCAGACCGAGGAAGTCTTTGGCGTCTTCGTAGCAGGCAAAGTTGATTACGGCCTGATCTACCATTCCCATTGTTCAGTCCTCCTTCGTCACGCCAACGCGCTCTGCACGTAATCGGTGTCGTATTCGAGTACGAAGTCGATCTCCTGTGCAGGGCTGGGCGGCGTCATGTAGATGTGGATTCTCACGATACCGGCCATGAGGTCCGTCATGGGATTCTCGGAGTCGAGGATCTCAACGCGGGCGCCGAGCAGATACTCGCTGCCCACAAGCCCTGCGAGCCAGTTGTTCGCGGAATCCTTGATGTTGTCCAGCAGGCGCCGGTTCATGGGGCTGTCCGTCTTCGACCAGAACGTCTTGATGAGGGAGTTGCCGACCCACTTGAACATTCTGCTGATCGGGATGAAATAGTCCTTGATGTCGGTGCTGCTGGGGTAGCAGGCGGTGTAGTTGCCCCACGCCACGAAGCCATTCATAAACTTGAGCGCCGTGCAAATGCCGTTGGCGTTCAGAATGTTCGCCTGCTCCAGCGTGAGGGTGACGTCTGTGCCGTCTTCCAGGCAAGCGCCGTCGCACTGGAGGGCCTTATTAGAGGGCGATTCATACGGCACACCGTCGTTGCCGCTGTCCACCTTCGCCATCAGGCCCGCGAGCTGGGTGGAGAGATGGAACTGCTTGCTGCCGAGCTTCACCTGCGGCCAGACTGCAATCTGAGCCGGGTCGATCAGGTTCGTCGCGGACTTCTTCGCGGCGACGGCATCATAGCTGCGCGCGCCGCTGGCGGAGCAGTCAATATCGCAGATGGACTTTGCGCCGAGAATGCCGTTGATGACTTCGGCCTTCGCCGCCATGACGGCCTGCACCGTGCTGGTATGCGACCATCCGGGCGCGATAATGAGGTCGGGCGTGGTGCTGACGGTTGCCATGCAAAGGTCGATGGCTTCGATGCCCTTGACGATGTCATCATCGCCGATGTCGGCGGTCTTGATCTTGTCGTAGCTGATATACAGCTTGGTCGCGTCCTTGGCTGCGCCGTCCTCGATCGTCTCGACGATAAGGTTGCCGTCCGAGTAGTACGCGGCATAGTCCGTGTCTTTGACAAGCGGCGATTCGGACGAAGATGCCGTCTTGACAACGAGACTGGACAGGATCGCGTCGAACGGCAGCTTTGCCTGCTTGCCGGAAAGGGTGACTTCCGCGCCCGCGACGGCCTCCTTGTTGGTGCTCGGATCAAGCACGTTGCAGAAGATGATTGGCTGACGCTGGAACAGCTTGAAATGCGAGTACATGACTTCGCAGATCGTGTAGGTCTTCCAGTCGTCGGAATAGCCCAGCTTCTTTACCGCGTCTTCCCAGTCGGTGCAAAGCACCGGGGTAAAGAGCGCGGCCGGGGATTCTGCGGAGTGAACCGGTGCTGTGCCGACAACGAACGGCACACCGGATTCAGCGACAACGGGCGTCGAAACGCTCGTTTTCTGCTCCCGCACATATACGCCATGCTTCAATGGTTACTCCTCCTTCTTTCTCCGGTCTGCCAGCTTGTGATAATTCACATAGAGCAGATTACCGGGTGTTTTGACTTTGATTCTTGCCTCGGATACCTGATCGCCGGGGATAACCAGCGTGGCAATCAGCGGATATTTCTCAACCGCTGCCGAGATCTGCGCGAGCGCGTCCTGCTTGTCACCGTACAGAATACGCGCCTGCTGGATCGTGCCGACGATGCTCGGCCCGATGTACATACAAAAGCCGGCGCTTTTCGCACCGGCCTTGCCTTTGGCTTTTACCATGCAAATGCCTCCCTGTTGACACTGGGGATTTTCCAGACCGACACCAGCTCCGCGCAGAAGTACGGTGCGGTGTTGTCGGTGTAGTAGAGTGTGGACAGCTTCTGTGAAAGATCCAGCGCAAACTGCTTGGCGATTACGCCGTGCATCAGAAGCTCTTGACGGAAATGCTCGACCGTCGTAAGCAGCCGCAGCGCACCTTCCTGATCGTCTTCACCGTACACGCAGAAAAGAGAGCGGACCTCAACGCTGCTGTCCGTCGGCTCGCCGGGCTTCTGCTCATCTTCGCCAGTGACGATCTGATGCAGAATGTACGGCGCTTTCGAGGTCGCGGATTTGACATCGGGCAGACGCTGGCGGTAGACCAGCGGCGGGCGCTCGGCAGGTTCTTCCTCGTCGCCCTTCTGCCGCCGCACGGGAAGAAGAATTTCGCGCATGACCTCATTCGTGAAGCTCGTAAGCGCGTCCAGTAAATTCAGTCGTGTCATACAGACACCCATCCTTTCACTATCGCATCCACCTCATGCATCAGTCGCTCCTCGAACTTGCTCATCGCCTGTTCACCGAGGCGCTCTTTCACCTCATCGCCACCGAGCATCTGCGGAACAGAAGAACCCATGATCTCCTTGATCTCGGCATCGCCTGTGGCAGTTCTGCCGCCGGTGCGCTCGAAGATGCCGATGTGACCAGACTGCATCTGCGCGACAAATGCGCGAGAGAACGTAGTCGGCGCGGTCGAAAGAAACTGATGGCCGGTCGCGGCAATGCCCGGATGAACCGGGCGCAGATTGCCGTTGACGATTGCCATGACGGTCTTTTCCGTGTTGACGGTCGGTTTGCTGGGAGATGAGCCGCCATAACGCCAAAGCGGAATCTTTTTGCCGCGAAAGGAAATTTTCGCTTCAACCCCGTTGAAATACCGATAGCTTGTCGTAATGTTCTGCTCAGCGCGAATATCCTTTCTGGCTATATCGTACCGCTTACGGATTTCTCTGGTGCTTTGCGTCCGAAGGTGCGCTGTCGCGCGGTTCATTGCTCGCTTCATCGCAATTTCAATGCCACCCGGAATATCTGCAAGTTGCTGTTCTGCATTGTGAAGTAGCTCTGGAGAAACAATTTCAACGCGCGCCTGGAAACTTGCTGTATACGGAGCAAATCCCTTATTCATTCGTCAAACGCCTCCAGTTCTACGCGAAGCAGGCCCAGCTCGCAGACCGACGAGGCGACGTAGAAGCGTCGGAAGAAGGTAGCGTCATCGGGATCGCTGATCTCCATGCGCGTCCCTTTTTCCGGTTGGTTGCCGCCGAGATCCTGAATCCTGCAATGCAGCACGGACGAAACGAGGAACAGCCCCTGAATATGATCGCTCATAAGCTGGCGGCGGTCTTTCTCTTTCAGCCCGGACAGCACAACCGGAATGCCAGCGTGATCCTCGCCGTCGTATGTCACGCCGTCGTAGACCACGATCCGCTTCTCTGCAAACTCGTCGAGGTTCATAAAGGTCCGCGCATTGTCACGCGCGACCATGTCCTTGAATTTGCTCATACCACCGGCGCGGCGGCGCTCAGATCAGGAAGATCATCCTCACTGATTTCCTCGCCCGGCTCGACGGGCACGGCGACGATTGCCGCAATCAGGTCATCTTTCTTGCGGAGCTTCGCCGTTTCAATGCCAAGCTCGGCGGCAAGCTCTTTGAGCTGTGCCACCGTCATTTCCTGTAGCTGCTCCGCGTCGAGATGGGCCTCTGCGCCGCTCTCTGCGCCGTTTTCTTCGCTGGGCATATCGGCGCAGGGGGTGTCGCCGCTTTCAACCGTGCTGCCGCTTGCAACAGGCGCTTCGTCTGCTTCGTGGACGATCGCTGCGACGCCGAGCGCGACGAGACGCCTTGCTTCGGCTTCGTCTACCTCGCAGATGCCGCCGCGCTCAACGAGCTTCGGCATGGCGTCCTTGGTCTTACGCCAGCCGTAGGAACCGCTGATAATTTCAATTTTCATGTCGTACTCCTTTCACGCGCCGATCAGGCCACGACGTTTGCCGCGTAGATGTACGGGCAGTAGTTTTTCGGCGCAGCCAGCGGACGGGCAGCCAAGCGCAGCTTGCGTCTGTCGTTGGGCTGGTCGAGAACAAACTTCGGGACGCGCTTCGCAACGTAGGTGGAGAAGTCGGTCGAGCCGTAATCAATCTGCGTGATCTGGCCGTACATCATGTGACCGCAGTCGGGAGCTGTGACCATTGCAGAGGTCGCGGGGAAGTACCGCTGCTCCGCACCGCTGTCATCGACATAGGTTTCGTCCACGCAAATCACGTTGAGGCGGAAACCGCCGAAGTTCAGCGTACCCATATAGGTAACGCCGTCATAGGGGCTGAGCTGCTGATCAATCGTGCCGATGATGATGCCGCTGTTGCGGTCGAGCAGGGACTTGACGTCCGTGAGAGCGAGGATCGCGTCTGCAACGTCGGAGCCGATCACGAGGTCTGCTGCCCGGAGGCCACGCTTGGACAGCTTGCGGCACATATTCTTCACGTCGGAGAAGAACGCCGCACCCTTTTCGTCAGTTGCGTTCCACTTGGTGCTGACGGTGTAGGCGTGGTCGCTCGTCGTGTCATAAAACTGCACATACAGCTTTTCACCTTCGGTCTTATCGTCGATGTACGACTGCATCGTGCAGGAGTTGTTGATCATGGTCTGGACGGCCATCCACTCTTCACGACGGGTGATGCGAATGTCCATATCGGAAAGATCGTCACGCTGCAGGCGGGCGGCGCGCTGGGCCGGGGTGCTGTTGGCATAGATGGCTTCGCCGAAGCCGCGCTTGCGCAGATCGTCCTGCGTCAGCAGACGAGAAGGCGCGATGAACGCAGGCTGGTATTCGTGGATCGCGTAGCCCCTGCGTTCCATCGGAATGTCACCGGCGCGGGCGGACACGAACGCCGCCATCTTGCGGTCACCCTTGCGGTACTCGGTCAGCACCTTATCCGATGCAAAGATGTCACCGTCGCCGGTCGGGAAGTAGCGATCTTTGAAGAACGTCTGCCGAGGCACGATTTCTTCAGTAATCGCCATCAGGATATAGGTATCAAAGAAGTTCAGTTCTGCACTCATAGTTGACTCCCTCCTTAGTTGGCAGCAGCAGCGTCCTTGAAGACGATGCCGCGCATACGCAGATTGTCCTTGTCGGTCTGAGAAATGGTATAGCTTTCGGCTACAGTCACCTTGTCGGGGTCGAAGCAGCCGGCGGTGTAGACCGCAACATTTTCGTCGGCAGCAGTGCCAACCTCAACGTCATCGCAGAGGACGCAGTCCGGCGTCAGCGTTTCGTTGTTTGCAGCAGTGGAGCCGAGGATCACCAGCTTGCCATCACCGGCTGTGCCATAGGATTTGGCAAGGATCGTGCCGCGCTTGAGCGTGACCGCAGAAGTGGTCTGCTTGCGGATGATGCCGCCGCGTACCTGCACGGCAGGCACAACGTCTGTGAACAGACCGTCGAAATTCATCTCACCGAGTTTCTTGCTCAGGTTCGTCATAGCTTAGCCCTCCTTCTTGCCGAACAGCGCAGAAACCTTGGCCCTTGCATCGGCCAGCCGCGCTTCCGGGGTCTTCTTCGCGTCATCGTCTTCTTCCACTTCCTCAGCAGGGGGAGGCGTTGCGCCAACGTCTTCGGCGTTGGACTCGTCGGCATCGTCCTTGAGGTCGGACAGGAATTTCTTGCCCTGCTTTGCGCGCTTCTTCGCGTCAGCCATCACCAGATCGGCGGCGGTGCAAGGCTTTTCGCCGTACTTGGCTTCGCGCACGTCGGCAGGATCGAGCAGGCTGGCGACTTCGTCAATTTCCTGCATCCGTTCCCGTTCGGCCTGAACCGCCGCATTGACCGCTTCGGTGTGATCGACAGCGGCCCGTGCAGCAGCTTCAGCCTGAGCAATTTCGTCCGGGTATTTTGCCCGGAGCTCTTCCAGTGTCATAGAGTTTCCTCCTTCTTCGCCGGGATTCTCCGGCTTGTTTTTATTCGCCTCAACCGGGGCCGCTGCCTCGGAATCGACCGTAGGAATGTTGTCCGGGGCAAACATGCCCGGAGCGAGGTGAAACTGCTTGCCGCGCACGAACAGGCTGCGCCCATCCGCGCTGGCGGCGATACCGACAGGCTCGGCATCTTCAATCAGTTCATCCGCGAAGCCCTTTTCGATGGCCTCACGACCTGTCATGTAGGTTGTATCTGCCATCATGTGCATGATGACCGTTTCAGAAAGCCCGGTTTTTCGCTTGTAGACCTCGGACTGCATCTTATCCCATGCGTCCTGCTGCGTAGCCTGCTCCCGCAGCTCATCGGCGTTATAGCCGCCGAAAAGAAACTGCCAGCACTTGTGAATCATAATGATGCTGGACGGATTGACCTTGACCGTATCGCAGGCGCACATGATGATGCTGCCGCCCGACATGGCTACGCCGTCCACAATACAGGTGAGCTTTGCGCCGCTCCGGGAAAGCTCCCGCAGGCGGTTATGAATCATATTTGAGGCTCCGGCGTCGCCACCGTAGCTGTTCATGCGGATTGTGATGTTCTTGCAGGAAGAAATCTGCTTGAGGTCCTCCAAAAACTCACTGAGCAGAATGTACTGCCCCTCGATGGGTTCGCCCCACCAGTTTGTCGGCTGCTGCTCATAGATGTCGCCATACATGGTGATCTCGGCCGAGCTGCCAGATTCATCCGTAGTGGCCATGGTATAGACCTTTTTGCTGATCGAAATAGCCGGCGCATTTTTCATTTTCATGCCCGATTCCTCCTTCACTCTTCACCGCTCGCAGGCGGTGTGTTTTCTGCTGGCTGCTGTACGCTCCCGATGGCTGCGAGCAATTCATTTTCACGCGCAAGCTGATCGACATTTTCTTCCCAGTCGCCGCCAGACATTTCGCGCGTGACCTGATCGTTCGTCTTGATGGCGCGGTTGGTCAGCATCAGAGCGGCCTCGGCCTCCTTCTTCGGGTCGAGGGAACCCTGAACAGGGCCAATCCAGCGAGCGCCGCACCACGCCTCGCGCAAGAGCGGATCTGTGTGGAAGCCCGGAGCATTGATGCGTCCGAGCGCAACAGCTTCGGCCATGAACAGCTCGTAGATCGGCTGGCAGAAGTCGTTCACGAACCAAGACCGGCGCATTTTGAACGCTTCCCATGCTTCCAGCAGCGCACCGCGGCTTGCAGAGTAGGAGCTGTTGAATTCCTTGATGAGTACGTCATAAGGCAGTTCCAGCGCCGAGCCGACCAAGCGGCAAATTGTCTTCACGAACGTCTCAAACCCTGCGGTCGGGATGTTCGGACTGCCAAAGTTGACTTTCTCGCCGGGAGCAAGGTGCGTTACCGTACCCGGCCCCATTTCGTACTCGTTGGGATCGTCGGAGATATTGCTTGCACCAGCACCATCCGGGCTGGCAGTCGGAACGCCGGCAATGTCTCCTGTGCCGACTTCATTGAATGGCGTACCGGACGGATCGGTTTCCGTTTCAATCCATGCCGTAAAGAAGCTCTGCACCAGCGCGGCCATCAGCTCCGATTCCGTGTAGCGGCGAAGCTGCAGCAGCGGCTCAATAACCTGTGCCAGATACGGAACGCCGCGGTACTGATCGGGACGCTCGCTGTCCATGATGTGCAGGATATTCGGCAGGCCGGTGCGCTCGCCGTAGGCCGGGACGCGCGTCCATTCCTGTTTCTCGGTCGTGATCTGGTGCGGATAGGTGTTACTGATGTAATAGGCAACGACGCGGCCGTTTTTGTCGACCTCCACGCCGTCGAAAACGCGGTGACCGGCGCCGGGCCTCCCGTCCGGAACGACAGCGTCCATGAAGCCGCCGTAGGTATAGCCTCCGCTGAAGTCGGTAGGCGTGGAAACACGGTCTGCCTCAATGACGTGCAGCCGCATGGAGTATGGATTCAGCGGCGTCGCCGGGTAACGCTTCACCAGGACAAACCCGTCTCCGGACATGAGCCACGATTTGAGCGCGAGCTGCTGCAGAGCCATGAAGTTGTTCAGGCCGAGCGCGTCGCAGTTCTGCTTTTTACCGCCCCAGAGCCGAAATTCCATCTCGGCCTTGTGCTGCCATTCTTTTGCCGCCTCCGGAGAAAGCCCCAGCAGGTCACGGTCGACGGTCGCTTTCAGCGTCAGGCCGGTACCGACAACCTTTGTGCGGTTGGTGTTGATGGCGCTCGTGGCCACGGGCGATGCCATATAAAGCATTCTCGACCGCTGGCGCAGCGTGGCGTTGTTGCGGTTAATATCTTCGTTGGGCGAACCGCTGTCTGGGGTGAACCCCTTGAGCGCGCGCCGGGTGACGCTCGCGCCAGCTTCGCTATACCCCTTGGCATACGGTGCGGCGCTCTGGCGATGATTTTTCTTGCTCAATGCTTTCGCCTCCTGTGAAATAGAAAACGGACGGTCTGGCGGCGAAAGGAGAAAACTCCGCCAGACTGTCCGTGCAAAAGCCCTTTCGGGCGAATTGCTGTATTTATCATTTTCGTGACCTCACGAAAATGCTCACCAATCGCGGGGGATGACGCCGAATGCCTTGCGGCGCTTGCTGCCGTTCAGCTCCGAGGTCAGTTGATCGATCTCATTCTCCATCTGCTTAATTTCTTCCGACAGCGCCGGGAGATCAAAACGGGTGAGCTGCCGGTCATCGATCATGTAGGATTTCACGCCGCCGTCGACCAGCGCCGTGTATGCGTCATAGAGCTTTTCAAGCGCCGCTTCGCGGAATGCGAGCCGCTTCTCAATGATGATTCTGCTTGCCATAAAACACGCTCCTTACCAATCGTCGTAGTATTTCTGCCTGCCGCGCTGCGCCGTGCGGCGCTTCGGCGGTGTGATGTTCGCCGAGGGCGGAGCAGGTACGCGAACACCGGAAGCGGCCTTGATCTGGCGGTCGATCTCATCGAGATTCTTCGGCAACGCCTTAAATGCGGCAAGCGCGTAGTTGCGGCAGTCCAGAGGCTCGTTACGCTCGTGTCCGGGAATCTTCTTCCACGACCACGGCTGCTTCTTGTTCGGATCATAAACCTTCGTTTCCGACAGCAGACCCGCAAAATAGGCGCTGCCGTAATCGTCGCGCTTCGGGAAATGGCAATATTTCTGTCCGGGCGTCTGTACGCGCAGATTGTCCATGATGATTTCCTTTCCGGAATCGACGCCGAGCTGATATTGCCAGCAGGTGCCGACAGCGATCTGATTGACGAAGATCTTCTGCTTTTTCGGCGGCGAGATATAGGGCTTATCCTGTCCTGGCATACCTTTGATGCAGAATACCTTCTTGCTGATTCTGGCGTTGCATTGAGCGCGAACGCTCTGCGTGAAGTGACCGCCCTCATCCACGAAGGACATAGACACCCGCAGGCCGACGCCGTTCTCAAAACGCATCACACGGTCGAACACAACTTCATCGAGTTTGTTCCATGTGGCGTCATCATCCGGGCGTCCCATGACGATTCCTTTTTCAATGCCCCATGTTTCGCCGAAGAACCCGTGCCCGACGATCTCATACTCCATGCGATCATCCTGCGTATCAACGCCAGCCGTCAAAACGAGGACGCCCGGCGGCAGCTCTACCGGCTCACCGTTTTTGTCCTTGCCGTAGTCCTCGCGGCGAGCGAGCAGGGAATCCTCATCCTCGATGTCACCGCGATCTTCCCACGGCTCGCCGAAGCAGGTGTTGAAAACGACCTGCATCTTTTTCGTGCTGCCGAGCGCATTGAGATATTTCAGGACAATAGATTCCCACGAAGCCCACTGGCTGACGAAAGCGTTCAGCCAGAAAGAACGGGTTCCTTGGCCGTAGGCTTCCGGATTCTCGGCAATCCATTTTGCCGGGGCGCGTTTCATCTCCGCTTCCGTGGAAATGCAGCCGCAGCCGGGGCAGGTGTAGTACACCTTCTTGACCTTGTAGGTCTTCTTGTGAGAGACGATGATTTCGTCGTACTCAAAGCGAATATCAGACCAGCGGATTTCGTGGTACTCGCCGCAATGCGGGCATTTGGAGTTCCACCGCTCCATCGTGCCTGTGTAGTAGGCAGCTTCGATGGCGCTGGCATTTTTGATCGTCGTAGTTGATACTTCGACGGCCTTCGCATTATAGAACGTGGTCTGCCTGGCCATTGCCAGATCCCACGGATCGCCCTCATTGCCGGCGCTCGTTGCCCATCGGTCGCGTTCGTCGCCGAACACGTAGCGGATAGGCTTTGATGCCAGCGCGTGTGCCTCGGTCGAGCCGCACATCGTAAGGATGCCGCCCGGATAGGCCTTTTGGAGAATCGTATTGTGAGAGTCGCGGCTTTTCGGCGCGGCGATCTTCTGCCGCAGAGCCGGACTGTCGCGCAGCATCGGCGCGATACGGAGCTTGGAATACTCCTGCGCGTCAATGGTTGTGGGATGAATGAACAGAATAGAGCCGGGGTCCTCGTCAATGATGTAGCCGATGCAGTTATTCAGAAACTCGGACTTGCCGACCTGCGATGCGGCCACCATGACGATGTGCCGAACCTTTGGGTCCGTAAAAGCGTCCATCGGCTCGCGCAGATAAGGCGTGCGCTCTGTGCGCCAAGGTCCGGGCTCGGCTGCGCTTTCAGCTGAAAGGCGGCGCTTGGCTTCTGCCCACTGGGATACCGTGAGATCGTCTGGCGGCGTCATGCCGGACAGAGCCTTTCGCATGGCTCTATTCAGACGCGCCGCTCCGCGTCGTCTGGCTTGACGTTCAGCTTCGGCTTTTTTCAGCGCATCAGTCGATGCCTCATTCTTCGTCATAGCTGCGCCCCGCATTACTCCAGTCGCGCCGCTCGTTCACCTTTTCTGCATATTTTTCAGGGTCATAGTGATACGCTGCCAGCTCCCGCATGACCTTATGGACTTCCTTGCGGATGATCTCAGCAGCTTCGGCGGGGCTTTGCGCGGCGGTGACGTCAACGGACAGCCGTCCCGGAAGAGACAGCAGCGCGCCGCGGATGGTGTAGATCAGGTCTTCCGTGAAGCCCTCCACATCTTCCGAGCGGTGCAGCTTTCCTTTCAGCTCCTCGACCTCCATTTTTGCAAGCTGGGCTTTGGATAACTTGAGCTGTGCTTCAGACTGCCGTTTTGCTGTTTCCAGCTTCTGCTCGGCTTCGCTGATCTGCGGCTTGGAAAGGAAATTGATATATCGCTGAACAGCGTCGCCGAGCTGGAAGTAGCCGCGCCTGACGGGAATAATCGTGCCGTCCTGCGCCATCTGCTGCACCCGGCGTGCTGTCACGCCGAGGATCGCGGCAAGCTCTGTCGTGCTGACTTCCGCCTCAGCATCAATCTTGAGTCTCGTTTCAGCCATATAGCAAGCTCCTTTCGCTTTTTTCGAGGGGGCTCAGCGGAATTGCACCGCAGCACCCGTGCTGCACGGGCGTGACCCTTACCCCGATGTGGTCATATGAACTTAGGAGGTCAGCGCGGTATGCCTCACCCGCGCTGTGGTATGAAAAATGCGCGGTATCTGCGTCGATACCTGCGCACATTCCAGCGGTAATCGTAACGAAATTACCAGAAAAACAGGAAACTAACTAGGCGAAAAATGGGGTCGTCGAGCCCGCAACAGATGCCGCCCCGTCCCGACAGTACCTTTTCAGCGGCCGAATCGATCACGACGCATGATACCCTGCCACCCAGCAAACTTATCGCGCGTGACAACGTCCTTCTCGCAGGGCTTCTTGCAGCCTTTGCGCCCTCGATAGCAGATGCACACCGTCTTTCCATTGACGATCTGCACCCAGACAGGAATCTTCTCTTGTTCTTGCATCGTTTATCGCCTCACATCGGTACGGATTTGACAGGGGATTGGCTGCATACCCACCCAGCCCTTATGAATAATTACCGGTGGCTACGATTGTTCTACGGAGAAAACTGCATCGCCCTCCTTGATGAACATGACGTGGCCGCAATGCTCACAAACGACCTTGGCATACTTGGGCGGCTTCTCGGCTACGCTCAGAGCGGACGCTTTGGCGCGGTCTACTTGCTCCTGCGTGGTGATTGCAACATTCTGTGCTTCTTCCTTTGCGGCGTTATCCAGATAGGCTTGGTATCTGGCACGGCGGTCCTCTTCGGATTCACCGACCACCCCGTCATCGAAAAGAGCATCGGCGTCAAAATCGTCGCTGGGAGCAGGGAAGCCAAGGGATTCGAGATCGAAGTCAAAGTCAAGGTTGAGCATATCGATCTCGTGGAGCAGCTCGTCGTTGATCCACTCGGAGAATTCGGAAATGCGGTTGTCGGCCAGACGGTCGAGCTTGATCGTTTCTTCGTCGGCGTCTGTTACGACGCAGGGTATTTCCTCCATGCCGAGCCGAATGGCGGCAGCATAACGGGCATGACCTTTGACGATGATACTGTTGCGGTCGATGACCAGCGGCACGTTGAAGCCAACCTTCGGAATGATCTCGACAAGCAGGTTGACCGTCTTATCGTTTTTCCGGGGATTGCGGACATAGGGCTTGACCTCGGAAATCTTCTTCATCACGATCTGATTAACAATCTCCATCAGCGCCAGCCTCCTTTCGATACTTCTGAAGCTGACGCGCCTGATTCTCGGAGATCGCAGCGCGTGTGAATGAATTGTTTTCGTAGAGCTTCGCATATCCGGTGATGTGCTTGAGGCGCACCAGCTCTTCCGGTTCTAGGCCAAGCTCATTGCAGACCTGCAGGTCGGTCGCGCCGTTCATCAGCATTTCCATGACGATATTGGACATACCGTTAATGGAGTGCTTGCCTCTGGCGCGGTTGTGCCGAACGGTCGAGGCCATGAGATCATTCATGGTCTTGCCATGAAGCACAACACAGGGCAGCTTCCCCTCGCATGAAGCGTAGATGTCTTTGAATCTGCGCATGATGCTGTATCGGTGGAAGCCGTCGACAATAACATACCGGTCTTTCTTTTCGTCGTAGATGGTAACGACGGGCTGCGTGTAGCCGTCCGCTTTGACGGAGCGATAAAGCAGCTTCATCTCCTGCGTGGCGACACTGTTGGGGTTGTAGTCATTTGCGTGGACCTTTTCAATGGGTATCCACTCGACCTGATGAATGGGCTGATCTGAAATCATTTCTTGCTGCCCATATATTGCTCAAACTGCGCGGCGTCGCGTTTGCGATAGGTGGGAGCCTTTTCCCGGATGCGGAAACGGGAGCGGGCATTCGCGTTGTTCGTGCCATCAATATCATTCAGGACGATCTCTTTGACATGGACACGATACCATTCGTCTCCGGTCTGATTCTTCCAGCGGTTTCGGAACAGCTCGTGGTATTCGGGCTTCACGATATTGGCAAGCAGATAGTCGCGGTATTCCTGCCACGAACGGAACGCAAAGGGGAGCTGGCGCGGGATGATGTCGCCGCTGTCGAAGGTATGGGCGAATGTACCGACGCCAGATACGCGGCGGATGAATTTGTTGTAGGTGTCCGGTTCAAACTCCTGCAGCATTTCGATTGAGTGCCAGGCGGTTTCATGGATGAGCGCTGAGACGCGCATGGCCTCCTTGGCCAAGCCCCACTGGTATTGCAGATCGTAGACGCGATTGTACGCCCAGTGATTCTTGGCAATGGCTGTCCAGATGTCATCGTTGGTGAAATCGTAGATCGGCCAGAACACCTGACACCTGCCAACTTTCTTCTTGCACCACGTCACGCCTTTGTATCGGGCTTCATGCTGCGTGATAGCAACGCGCCGGTTCAGGCTTTCCGTCATGCGCATTCCCACCAGCACGGCACAATTCTCAGAATCGGTGCAGTAGGACGGGAGGACATTGACAAGCTCATGGAATCGGTTTTCGCTGCTGGGGTTTTCCTTGATGGAGAGCGGGTGCTGCGGGTGAATCCAGATCGCTTTGTCCTCCGGATTCCAAACACTGATGAAATTCTTCTCTGGGGAGAGCGTGTTTGTGAATTCAAAGGGGATCTGATACCAGTACGGCGTGACTTCGGGCAGCTCCATGATGTGCTGCATATAGTCCACCGTCGCTTGCCACTCAGCTTCCTGATCGAGCCAGAATACCTTGAGCGGCAGACGCCCGCGCTCTTGCGCAACCATAAGCGCCATGCGGAAAAGAACTGTACTGTCCTTGCCGCCGGACATGCTGACGATCACATCGTCGTGGCCGTCGAAGATCATCCGCAGCCGTTCCAATGCTTCATCGAATACGTTGTTTTGCAAGTAGATCATTGCTGCTGACCCCGCGCCGCTCATGTGAGCAACATAGGGTTTCCTCCTTTTTTCGATGTACCCGCAGCCGGCAGCGTTGGCGATACGCCGCAGGTTCGAGCCATCCTCCACGCAAGGAGCATCGTGGAGGCAAGTCCTCCTTCCGAATAAAATGAGCAGCGCCCCCGATCAGGAGCGCCGCCCGGCTTGATTTGGAATTTTACAGTTTACATGAAATCACATCTTAGGGGTGATTGCAAGCGTCACAGCGCGTCAGCGCGCGTCATGGCGGGGCAAGTTCCGAGGAAGCGATAACATATGGACTTCACACCATCCTCGGAATTTCGCCCGCCAAGCACACTTGCAACTACCTTCCACGGCATACATCGGATGAAACGCAGCCGGAATACAAGGCGTGTGGTGTTGTCCTCGATTCCGGCGATCCAGACAGCAATCGTTTCCTCACTTCTGGCAATCTGTTCTTTCAGCGCGTCGCGCTGCGTCTCCATGTCCGCGATCTCCGCGCCGAGGACGCCGACCTTGTCATTGACGCCGGAGGCGTGCGGCATTCCATCCAGCTTCTGCGCCCCGGGAACGGCAGCATTCCACAAGCCCTGAAGCAGTTCTTCCGTTTTCTGAAGCTGCTGGACAAGATCAAGATGCCCATTCAGTTCCGCCAGAGTCATGTGTGCCGCCCCTTTCCATCGTTATTTCGTCTTCTTCCACGCGCGGATCGCAGTCTTCTTCGTACCTTTCGGCTTGCCCACTCTATTGCAATTATAACACCTGACGCAAAACATGGGCGGTGTTCTTGGACGCAGATATACTTCCTCGACCTTGCAGCGGCTGTCCGCACCGCAAAACCGGCAGGTCAATTCATCAATCCTCGGCATCGCAATACCCCCTACCTTGGGAATTGAGATTTCGGCAAATCGTGCAAACGCGGTCTGCGGGGCATTCGAGGTGCGTGTTGAAGTAGCAACGTGGCTGCTTGTTCTTCGGAATGAAACGAATGAACGTTTTGTCGCTATCGGCCATGATATGCACGTGAGATTTTCTGACAGCCATTCTGTATAGGCCAACGAAGACTTTGGCATCATTCTCAACTGCAAAAGGTTCTCGGATGAACCGGCTGGCGTCGTTTCTACTCATGCCAGCGCCCATCAGTATCTTTAACGCTCTTTTTCGCTTCATGCCGTCACCTCCCGGTCAAAGACTTGCCAAAAGAGAAAAGAGCTTTGGCAAGAACGTCCGCAGAAGCACCATAATTGTAAAAGCAGCTTGAGAGCCGGTCAAATGCATCGCAGATTCTCTCACAACGCAGATATGCGTTGTATGCTTGGAAATTGCTGTCGCCGGGTGCCTTGTTCCGCATCAGCCCGTTTGCGCGGTTGCGGCTATATCCGCGAGCCATCAGCAGCTTAACTGCGCGTTTTCTGGTCATAGTTCATAGTCTCCTTTTCACGTTCCATCCGTTTCTGTTCCATACGCGCCAGTCGATCGTCGCTTGCGACAGTCCACTTCCGACGTTCCGCCGCTTTCGGGCGACGCAGGAAATCCGCTCTGGCGTTCGAGGTATAGGCGCCCGGCATACCCAGCTTTTTCGGCTTAGACATCTGTGCTGCCCTCCATTGATTCCAGAACTTCTCTAAGATCGAACAGGGCAACCTTCTTTCCGCTCGGTGTCGGCTGATTTTCTGCAAACGCGGTCAGATGAATGTTCCAGTGGTCTGGCTTGAAAGCGATGCCGTTTCGCGTGAGGACAATGTCTGCATCGCCCCGGCAGGGAAGAATCGTCACACGCCCCTCATCATCAGCCGCCACTAGCTTTCTGATTCGCTCGGCTTTCGACGTATCATCCGCGAAAGCGGTTTCTATAATGGTCTTGGCGTTCACCACCTGTTCCGGCGTCAGACCTGCAGCTTCGTAAGAAGCCAGACGAGCCAACGCAACCTCATATCCGCGGCGGCACATAATCCGTCCGTCATTGTCGTACCATGTGAGCTTATCCATCCTTCTTATCCTCCTTTTCCTCCAATCCCCGAGAGCTGATACACCACGTTTTCAACTTCTGTCAGTATCTCGCGCGTTGTCCATGTCTTTCCTCGGGCACCGTAGCTCGGCATTTCAATACGATCACCGAAGTGCATATAGTCCCAGCCAATCCAGAACGCATCCGGAAACAGAGGACCGATGCCTTTCTCGGAATACGTCAAGCCGCCGTGGCAGCTAACCTTGATCTTTTCATAGTTAAGCCCGTAGCACGGGTGGTCTTTGGGAATCTCGACATAGGCGCACGGGTGAGAACCGAGGGAAACAATGCAGTAATGATACCCGTGGACATACCCTTCGTCCAGAATCTCACGATCCGCATTAGGGTCGCTGATATATACCATTTCTTTCATTTGCGTCCTCCTGTTTTGAATCGATCGGCATAGGGGCAGGTTGCCCAATGCGGCACATAGCCCACGTCGGTTGCTTTGGCTGGGTCTTCCGTATATTCGCACGAAAGCACTTGCCCGTTCCAAGTGACAATTTTCTTACTGCCGACGCGCGGCTTTTCGATGTAGTAGCGCGGGGTAGCATCACAGGGGATGGATTTCCCGGCTGGTGTCTTAATCCAGATGATAGCCGCCATGCACGCTTTACATGCTGACATCTTTATTCCCTCCATACTCATTCTGCTTCCTCACGGTCATCGTCGGAATCCTCCGCAGCACCGTATATAGCAAAGAGCCGGTGCGTACCTTCTGCCATTTCTTCTTCATCGTCCGACTTTTCATAGCCGAGCGTTTCGAGGATTTCATAGATGTGATCTAAGTCCGAATTTTCGCAAAGCTCATATTCGTAGTGGTTCATGTTCCACACGCGCCGGTAGTAGCTCATGTCTTCGTCATCGATGGCAGAATAGCAGCAGCAGAAAATCAGCTTTTCCGGCTGGGCTTCCGCCGCGCTGCGGACAAAGCCCATGTCGCAAAAATCTTCGTTTTCATCGTCTGGCGAAAGTCTCATGCCGAGGAGCTGGGCGCAGAACCGAGGGTTGATGGAATTGCAGTAGCCACCATCGATTGACTCTGTTGTTGCCACGCAGAACAAAGAGATTTCCTTCATGTGCTGTTTGAATACGCTGTTCGGAAGCTCTTTGATGAAATCCTTGCGCAGTTCAAAATGGGCCTCCGCGACTTCCGCAAATTCATTTTCGGCTTGTTCGTCTCTGCGGCGCCGTTCCTCGCGGGCCTCCGCTTCCGGGTCTGGCTGCTGTGATTCCCGACGTTCCTTGTAGAGTGTGATTCCGGTAGAATCCTTCCTGTAAAAGTATCGAACATCACTCGCGTCTTCTGGTATGGTCATTTCTTTCTTCAAATCCCAGCGGCTGTAGCCGGCGTGGTAGACCATATTGACCGTCGTACCGTTGAATTCGCCGCTTCTTTCAATCTGATATGCAAACTTGTCTGCAATTTCAGTCCATTCAGCAAGTTTCTTTTGGATTTCCTGCTCGGAAATCAGGCTTTTCAGAACGCTGTTGAAGTTCGCCGTGCCGATTGCGTCAAGCGCCTTGTTCTTGTCTTCGGGACTGTCCAGTTTGTCAAGCTCCAGATAGTCATTGAGTGTTGCGCCACGAGCTTCGGCTTTCTGAAATTTCTGGCGGTCGAGGTCGAGCAGCTTCACGCGGCGTCGGATGGTGGTCTGCGAAAAACCGGACTTTTCTGCGATCTCAGCTACGGAATCACCCATGTTGAGCATCATCTGGAAGCCCTGCGCCTGCTCATAGACCGTCAGATCGGACCGCTGCATATTCTCCGTGAGCATCGTACTCAGCTGCTCCCGCTCCGACATCTCGACCACGACGCAGGGGAGCTCTTCCAGACCGGCCAGCTTTGCGGCCGCAAGACGGCGGTGGCCGATGATGACGCGGTAGCTTTCTCCGTCCCACTTCTTTGTGATTTCCCCAATCAGCGGAACAACGGTGAGGTTTTGGAGTACGCCGTTGACCTTAATGCTCTCGGCCAGCTCGGTCACATCGCCCAGGCCCTTACGGGGGTTATCGGGATGCCCCCACAGTTTACTGACCGGAATGTACTTGATTTCTGCCATAAAACGCTCCTTTCTTACGCCGAGCTTTGCCCCTCGGCTGGGACAGTTTATTATTTTCGACTCATGCCGTTCACGCGGCACCAGTGCCGCTGGGCCTGCTTCTTCCTCGCGGTGCGGCAGGCCGGGCAGAAGGTATTTTCTTTGCGCTCGATAAAAGAACGGCCGCGCCGGGCGCAATGCTGTGGTGGGATTCTGCGGAACTCGGTGCATTCGTCGCAGTTGGCACAGAGATTGCAACCCTTGACTTCATCCCAGTTTGCGCACATGAGCCGCTGCCAGTAGGGATTATCGTCAATGTCGTTGATGCGCTTGCGGAGCACTGAGCAGAGCATTTCAAGTGTTTGCAGGGTTTCTGTTCGCGTTCTGGACAGGTGTACCGCCTGCTTTACGGTCGGGTCTGGCGCGCCATAACCCCAAGGCTGATCTTTGAGCATGGCGCGTACTTTGTCCTGATTCTCGGTCAGATAGACGAAATAAACTTTCCCGCGCACGGCTTTTTCGGATTTGCCGAGTGCCTTGCCAATGGCGGTGTAGCTGTTGCCTTTTCGGATTCCGTCTGCCAGCACATCGAAGTCGGTCTGTGTCCAAGCTGCGGATGAACCATGATTGTCGGCCTTGACAGGACGCTCTTTTATACCGAGGTCGTTGCACCGGCGCTGGATCGCGCCTGCGGACCGACGCAGTATATCAGAAAGCTCAGCGTATCCGTACCGATGCTGCTGAAGCAGCATTTTCAGCCGCGCGTCTTCATCGGGTGTCCATGGGTCTTTCCGCTGGATGGCAAATGCCTGAAAGTCCTTCTTGCGCTGCTCGGCTACCCATGCAGGCTCCTCGCCCAGCGCCAACGGCTCCATTTTGGAAAAATCAATGAACGAGCGGTGCTGTTCTGCCCATTTCCAAAACTCATTGAGACGAATGACACGAAAACTGTTCTGATTGACGCGCTTTGTGTGAATCGGGAGGCCGCGGTTTTCAACCCAGCTTTTCAGCTTGTAGTTCCCACCGGCATTGGTGCCGCAAACGGCGATTATAAGCTGATTCATGGATATGTAGTCGCCGCCGAATAGAACCGGGCCAAGCCCCAGCCTGTTTTTTCGCACGACGACAGCCTCGACGGAGCGGTTAAGGCGCTTTGCAATCGCGGGGATTGACATGACACCCCATTGATCTTGGAGGAATTGTTCTTCTGCTTTTGTCCATCCTGCGTGATAGCTTTGCAGTCCGAGCGAACGCCTCTTTTGTCGTACAGACCCTTCCGTCCGGCCAAGCGCTGCGGCAATAGCCGCTGCCGGCTGTGAGCGACTATGCTCGCGGAGATATTGAAGTTGATCGTCCGTCCATTTTCCCATGTGTCAGGCGATTCCTCCTTTCTGTCAGAATAGTGTGAGCTGCCCGGTTTTCGTTTCCTGCAAGGGCAAGGGCGGCAGCGCGGCAGACGATTTTAACTTGCCGGTAACTTGCTCGGCGGGTTTTTCGTCTGTCTGAAGCAGTAAATCCATCTGCGCCCAAATGCGGCGGTAGTGCCAGATGTCGCGGAAATAAAACGGGGTGTACCATATGTTCTGGTCTGGCCGGGGGATAAGCCCCCGGCGGTCAAGTGCTGTTGAGGGATGAAGAAGCGTGTCGCCAATCACGACGTACCCGGCGCAGCCCATGAGCGAGAGCTGCAGGTAGCACATCAGGCCAACGATGTAGTCAATGTCCTGCGCCGTAAAAAGCACGGAGGTCTGGTAGTTGATTTCCTGTCGCGTACAGGCATTTGCAAACGCCACCAGCAACGCTCCTGCACCGCAGGCACAATCGTTGACGGAGATCCAGCCGTCCCGCTCTATACGCGCTTGGAGGTCTGTGCCGGTGATCTCAGCCATCATGCGGCAGACATCATAGGGCGTGAAAAACTGCCCAGCGTGGTCATTGCCCAAATCCAGTGCCATGTAAAGCTCGCCGAGAAAGTCCTGATCTGGATTGAAATCCATACCGATCACGACCTCTTGGAGCATCTGCGAGAATTTGAGCATTTCTTCGGGCTTGTACTTGCCAGCTATCGTCATGTACGTCTTTTCACGCTCAGCGGCTTGACTCTGGTCAACGGTATTTGAGATCGCGATTGCGGCGAGTGTTATGAAATCTTGCCAGATTTCCCAGCGTCCATATCGGCCGCAGAGGGAGTTGAAGATCTTTACAAACTCCGTCTGGTGGCTACTTTTCAGATTGTGCGGCACACTTCTTCCCATGACTTATTCCTCCGTCTGCACCGGTTCGGGCGGTACGATGGAACGCTTGGTGACTTTGCCCTTGGTGGACTCGACGCCAGCATCGAAGCCGCGCCGGTAGACACGATAGAGGTACTTCGTCATGTCCTCACGGTTCATGTGTTTGATAGCCTTGTAGTCCTCGCGCTTGAGCATCGGCGGCTTCAACTCATTCATCAGCCGCGTCCTCCATATCGTCCGGTTCATCAGCCGGGAGCACTTCGCGCGGATTTGAGCCAGCATACGGGCCAACGATGCCGTTTTCCTCCAGCAGCTCCATGATGCGGGCTGCGCGGGCATAGCCGACATTCAGGCGGCGCTGCAGGAGAGAAACTGTCGCCTTGTTCTCCATGCGCACGATGCTGACAGCCTGATCGTAGAGATCATCGTCCGTGGCATCGGAGCTGTCGGCGGTGTCGCCGAGTTCATCATCCACGTCCTCCAGCTCGTTTACGTCATCCATTTCAGCTTCTGCTTCCTCGTTGATGCCTTCCGCGTCTTCCTCGTATTCATCGTCTGCGGCTTCTTCCTCGCTGATGACTGGCATCATGCCAGCGGCAAGTGAGTGCTTTTCCAAGACGTCCTTGAAAAAATACTGTTGCCAGTAGGTGATCATCTTCGTCAGGATGGATTCCATCTTGGTGCGGAGCGTCTTGGAGATCGTGAACGTGCCGCCGCTGACGCGCGTTTCTAGTGCACCATCCTTGAAAATCCACATCATTTCAGCTTCGGGGCTGATATACCCGGCTTCCTCGACGTTCTCCAGCATAGAGAGCTGGGCGTCCATGCCCTGAATCGGGCGGATGATGAAGATGATGGGATAACGATCCTTGTGGAAGCGGTACGTCAAATTGTGTTCTTCGCACAGTCCCTCCATCTTCTTTTTCTGCGCTTCATACATCGAAATTTCACTCATGGGAATAACTCCTTTCTGTTGTCAGTCGAGCAGGAACAGCGTGCCATTCCACGCCGTATTTACTCTGTAATTTTGCAAATCTTCTTCTTTTACGTACTTCCGGCCAAACAGCTCTTTCATGCTTCGCCAGTCATCCCAAGGGATTTTGTAGACTTCGCCGGTTGAAAAGCCAGCAACAACGAAGCAGCGAGCGCCGAGCCGCTGGTGCCTGTCCATGTAGGACGCCTGAATGTCGAGCACGCGATCCTGCGTCAAACGGTCCGTAGACGTGAATTTGGCTTCAATCAGAATCGTCCGCCCGCCTTTGAGCGTACCCTTGTAGTCGACCTGCGCTTTCTTGGTGTAGCAAGCGAGGAAGCGACCGTTACCCTCCGGCTTGATAACCTTCATCGGCTCCGGCGTTTTTTCAATCAAGGCATACCCACGGTCGCGGTAATAATCGAAGGTGCTGTCAAGACGTTGCTCGAAATACTGTCCTTTTTGGCGGGCGATCTTGCCCAGAAGCTGTCTTTTCGGGTCTTTTGCCATAGCTGCCTCCTATCCCGCTCCGAAGTAGATGCCATCGCAGTAGATCACGTCGGAGCCCTGTTTGTATTCAGAACACCAGATGTAATCGCTCGTGAGGTCGCTGTGATGTCCCTCAAGGACGGCGGCTGCAACATCCCACGCCCGTTGCACGGCAGCAGCTTCGCCCGGTTCACTTGCTTTGTCCGGCCAGACAATTCCGGTCACGGAGAGCAGCCCCCATTGTAAGCCGTACTTGTTGTCCATCAGAACGCCCTCAATGGTATCTGGATAGTGCGGGTCATTCACGCGGTTCAGGACAACGTCAGCCACACGGTAGCGGCACATATCGCAGCAGGAATCTCCGCCGGCTTCCTGATAAATCACAATGGCAAGGCGCTCCCAATCCTCTTTGTCCTGGCACTCGAAGCCGCCCTTTCCGCAAGGCTCGCTGTCTGCCTCTTGGGGAGGCTCTGGCAGGTCATATGTACGGGGAATATCGGCGGTTTCGTATTCAGCCGGCGCGTAAGCCTCGACCACCAAGCGGCTTTGGTAGGCAGCTTCGTCAAATTTCTGCGGGATTGCAGAGGAAGTCAGAGCCGGTTCTGCTTCCTGCTGCGGCATTGCGATTGCAAGAACCAGCGCGGCGAGCAGAACCAGCGCCGCCAGAAAAACAACCGTAGGCAGGTTGCGCCTTGCCCATCTTTTCATATCCTCATCCTCCATTCTCATTTCCATCACCGAGCGCGAACTGCTGCGCGACACCGGCGATCATCTGTTTTATGTCTGACGGGAGCGCCATGTACTCCCGATCGCTCTTGATGCGCACCGTGTAGGAGCGCTGAAAGTTGGAAGCGACCACGCTTTGCACTGTTTCGGCGTTCATCATGCCCCATTCCCGAAGCTGCTGCGGTGAACCGACAAGCCGCTGAATCGTAGGTGGCAGACGGTCGTATTCTTCTTTCGCGTTGTAGCCGCTGTTTGCAATCGCCCGATAGACCAGCGTCCACGCTTCGGCAGCAGTCATTTCCTTTGGCATGCGCATTTTCGTGATCTGCTCTTTGACTTCGCCGATGTTCGGTGGAAACGTGTTTGTCCGTGAGGCGATCATGGCTTTTACTGCAACGGCAACGACCATGACGGGCTCATCCTTGAACATCTCAGCCCAGAGATCGACGATCTTGTTTGCCTCCTTGGGGCTAAGCCCGTTGTAAAACTGGGGATAGGCGGCTTTCAGAACTGCCAAAATGTCAGCTGTTTCAAGCCTGTCCATTTCTCATTCCCTCCGCAAGGTCGGTAAACACGTTGCCGCTGGAGCTACCACCCTGATAACGATACTGCCCGCCCTTGTCCTGCTCCTTGGAAAGCCAAGCATTGATGAACCGGCGGATTCCTGATTTCGTCTTGCGCCGCTTGGGATTGTCGGTGCTCCAGCTTGACATCTTCCTGAGTTCCTGCATGACGTTGACAGCGGGGTACAGCTCACACCAGCGGTCGTAGTCCTCGGGGAACACGTCGAAGAACGTCTTGTCATTGAGGATGATGCTGATGATCGGCGGCGCGGAGACGGTTCCCGGCTCTGCGCAAGAATCTTCCGTATCCTCTATATCTGTATCTAAGCTCTTATCTCTAATCTCTTTATCTCTATCTCTATTCTCTATCTCTATAGGGACAGTTGTGGGGACATCAGTGGGGACATTGTCCCCACTTTGGAGCGCCGGGGAATTACGTTGCCTGCGCTTCTTTTCACCCCAGTCCGTCTCGCACCCAACAAGATTGTTGTGATCTGCGAGAACAAGAACACCGTCGATGTCTTCGTAGACAAGGCCAAAGGATTTGTAGAGATTGAGCGCCACGCGGATCGTATCAGCGGAGAACCACTTGAGATCACGCTGGATTTTCGGAATGTCGTATTTGATAACGACCTCACCGATTTGTCGAGATAAGCGGCCATCAGTGTTGATGGTCTTGAGACAAAGCATCTGATAGAGAACAACGTAGTTTGCACCGTCTGGCTGTGACATAAAGTAGTCAATGGTGTCGGAGGTCATAAAGCTCTCCTTGAGCTTCATCCAGTAGAATCTTTTACCTGTTGCCATGAGAGACCTCCTTAGAACGGCAAGTCGCTGTCATCGTCCGCGAGTTGTGAGAAGCCGCCGGTCGGGTCGTAGGTCGGCTCGCCCTTGGGCTTGCCGCCGTCACCGTCGCGCTTAGAATCGCCAAAGTAAACGCTGTCAGCAAGGATCTCGGCCGAGCGGCGCTTGTTGCCGTCCTTGTCCTGCCAGCTGCGGATCTGAAGCCGCCCGGCCACGACGATCATGCGGCCTTTGCCGAAATACTTCTCCACAAACTCAGCCGTCCCGCGCCACGCGACGATGTCGATGAAATCTGTTTCCCGCTCCGCGCCCTGCGCCGCGTAATCGCGGTCGCAGGCAACGGAGAAGGAGACAACCGCCGTGCCGCTCTGCGTTCGGCGAAGCTCCGGATCGCGGGTCAGACGACCCATGAGCACAATGCGGTTAAGCATGATCGGCCTCCTGCGGAGGAATGGCCTGCGGAGGGACGACTGGCGCGGGAATATCATCACCGGCCGGGGAAGCGTTCGGTTCCGTGAGGACTGCTTCGAGCGCGTCGCGCAGGTGCCAGTTTTCAATGCTGGTGGAAGCGAAGATCGCTTTGCAGACGCGCAGCCGCTCGGACTCACGGATGAGCTGTTCCAGATCGACGTCCATGATGATACCGGCGCCGGGCGATTCGTCGAACGGATAAACATGAGCGTCTTTCTTATCAAAGTTGAGCATTTTTGAAATCTCCTTTTTCAATGATCTTGATGACTTCCTGGCACTGAGGCACATCAAACATACCGATGTGCGTCTTCTCAACCGGAAGTCCCATTTGTCCAGCGAGCCAGCCGTAGGCGGCTTTGCGCCGCCCACGGAACGGCCCGGTTTTCCAGAGAGGGTCGAACGAGGCGTGAGCTGCCATTTTCCATTTCCGGAGCGTGGCATCGGCCAGACGGCCGAGGGGCTTGTCTGTTCGGCCATGGCAGCCGACGTATGCACCGCAGTTTCTGCAGAGATACGCGGTGTGGCCGAAGCTGCGGCCATAGATCTCGGAATCATCGACCAGCGCGGCTTTGTGGCCGCAGTAATCGCAATAAACGGTCAAGGCTTCTTCGCCTCCTTGTACTGATCTGTTTTTTCGGGCGGGCCGGTCTGAATACCTTGTTCCTCACACTCGGCGATGATACCGTCGAGGAAAACAGCCATCTCCGCGCTGGTGTATTCGCTGGTGCCTTTGAGTGCGCGGTAGTGGATGAACTTCTTTCCCTCGATATAGCCAGTGCCAATCTCGGCATAATGCCGAGCCACGAGCCGGGGCGGTACGCCGTCGCGCAGGGAAAACAGCACCTTGCACTCGTTTCCGGCTTCGTCGATGTAGCTTTCACCAACGCCGTAGCGCCGAATCATTTCTTCGTAGACAGATTCCTTGTCGGTTTTCAGCCTGGCGGCGAGCTGCTCAATGAGCGCCCATGCGTAGCTGTTGGCGCGAAGCCCGCGAGGATCGGCTTTTTTCGTGATGGTAAACGTGATCGGGCGTTCGCCGAAGTTCTTCCAAATATCCTTGCAGCTTTCCCGCGTGTAGATCGACAGGATATATTCGCCGCTCCGGGCATAGGTGATGTCTTTCAGAAAGCCGTTCATGCCTGTTCCTCCTCGACGTGACCGTGCAGGTAAACGTACTCGCCAGCAGGTCCGATGTTCTGGTAAATGAAATCGTCACACTTGGCTTTGGAAAGGTGTGTTCCGAGTACGCGCCGCTCATAGACGAATTCGCCGTTTGCCTTTTTCTCGCTGATTCTGGCTTGGATTTCTTCGTCCTCGTAATTCGCTTCCAACAGGTAGAGGTCGAAGTTCGGCGCTGAGATCCCGTTCAGGTTGTTTGTGTCAGTGGCGTAGAGGACCTTTCCAGCCGGAAGCAGCAGCTTGTAGCCGCAGTTCGGAACGTCATGCACCAGTGGCACAGGCTCGACCGTAAAATCACCGTAGCTATATCGGTGGTCAAAATTGTACAGGTCGATGTTTGCGGGCTTGACGCCAGCTTCCACCAGAGGCCGCACCAGCCATCGGCAGCAGCCGAAACGGAGCGCCGGTCGGTCCGCTGCGAGGGCGTGGAGCGTGCTTTTCCGGAAATGATCTCCGTGCCAGTGTGTCAGCAGAACAAGCCTGAGAGCTTTTGCAACTGGCTTCACGACCTTGTACGGAACGCCGCAGTCGACGAGAATCTGCCCGTCGATCACAACGGCGTTGCCGGTAGAGCCGGTTGCAAGGACTTCATACGGAACACTCATTACAGCGAATTGAGGTCAATTTGCTCCGGTTCGCCAGCGTTCTCCTGAATCTGCGCCGGGGTGCTGCCCTCAACGGCCGGCTGCGGAGCGTCGGTCGTAAGCTCCAGCTCGTCGGAATGGTCTGTAATGATTTCACCGGTTCTGGGGTCAACAGCCGGAATGCCGGAATCGTCAGCGAGCGCCTGCTGCATTTCCGTGGACATGATGCCCCACTTGGAGATCAACTGGCGAAGAAGCGTCTTTTTCGCCATGCTGTCGAAGTCCTTGTACCAGAAGCTCGAATACTTCCACATATCCTTGTCTGCGATCTGGCCGTTCTGGATCTTGTCATAGGCGTCTTTGCTGAACGCCTGCGAATATGTATCCGCGTGATTGAGCATCTTTTCCCGCGACCAGTAGATGCACTTGCGGAAGCCGTTCAGATACTCGAAGTAAGCCATGTAGCCGACGATCGGAAGCGACTCGCGGAGATCATCGTCTTCGATGAATTTGAACTGCGGCTTCGCGGTGTGCGGATCTTTGCCGAGGTATTCGCCCTGCCGAATCTCCATGCAGTCCAGATCGGAATACTGGCCGCTCCGGAGCGCGAGCTGGACATAGCCTTTATAACCGAGGACAAACTGTGCTTTGGAGCATTCGGGCGAAAGCAGGTGACCTTCACGGTCATACTTGGCTTTCTGCTTGAACGGAACGAGATAATACTGGCCGAGCTGCGGCGAGGGAGAAAGATTCAGCGCTTCGCCCAGCAGACCACCGGCGAGGATGGAGCTGGGTTCGCAGGTCTGAAGCGCGGGGGTGGTAGCGACGGCGGACGTGATCGATGCGATAAAGCGGTTTGCACGTTTCGGGTCTTTCAGGGTGTTGCGGATAAGGTTCTGGTAGGATTCCGTGCTGATGGCGACGGAGAACGTCTGCTTCTTCGCAGGCGCGATGTTAGAACTGCTCATAGTCGTAACCTCCATTTACGAGAAATTCTTTGAGTGCTTTCAGCTTGTCAATGCCGCCGCGGACGCGGAACGAAACCTGATAGGTCTTTTCGGCGGGGGCCTCGGTGGGGATAGGCTGCTCAACGGGAGCAGAAACAGGTGCGGCCGGTTCTTCGTTCAGGACTTCTTCAATTTTTGCCTGTGCAGCCTCCTGAACCTCTTGCGCGGATTTCATGGCTGCGCGGCGGCGAGCGGCTTCTTCCATCTCTTTGTGACGCCGGTCAACGATCAGTGCCGCTTCTGGCGCGGAAAGCGATTTACGGTACTCAACCAAGACCTCATCCTTGTGCTCCAGCGTTTCGATCATCCGCAAATCGTTTGAAACGTTCTGCAAGAACAAGGAAGCCTGTCCTTGCAGCTTTTTCAAAGAATCGGACATCGTGATATTGATGCCGCAGCGGTCAAACGGCGCAATGTCTTCGGGGATATTCAAGCTGGCGCGGTATTCGTTGTAGAACGCGACGATTTCGTCACGCTTCGCGCCCTTGATGCCGTTCTCAACGGAAGCGATCTTGGCTTTCAGCTCAGCGTCTGCCTTGGTGAAAGCGTCGGCCGCACATTCCTTGTAGAGCTTTTCAAAGGCCTCATACGGAGCAAGGATAGCCTTTTTGACTTCACGGCGGCGAGCCTCCAAGTCCTGAAACTCCTTGTTCAGCTCGGCGCGGGCTTTCTTGACGTCCTTGTCTGTCTCTTATACACATCTCCGAGCCCAC